TCAAATTCTCAAACGGTGCTCCAACACTGACAACATCATCATCACAGATAGACATCGTATCAGTTTTCTTTGACGGCACAGACTACATAGGTTCTATCACACAAGGGATAAGATAATGCCTTTCGGTAGCAGGAGGTTCTTCACAGGTAGGACATTCAATCCGGAGGTCACCACAATCACATTTGATTCACCACAGGGTGTTGGTTCAAGCCAACCCAAATTTTTCACATCGGCCTCGGTATCGGGAGACACAGCCGGCAACACAGTCAAAGGCAACGGCACCTACACCGCACTCAACGGTGGCACCGCTGACCTTGAAGGTGGCATGACAGGTGGCGCCAACAACGCAATCGTTGTTCCTCTGACTGAGGGCAGGTCCTACACCATCAGATTAAGGAAGACACTGCTCAACACATTGTCAGGTGGAGCACATCCATCAGCATCATATCCATTCCAGGTTTTCGCACCCAAACTTTCAACCACCAATGCAGATAGCGATCCAGTCAATGTTGTTTCGCAAACTCCATTCATCCAGTTCAGATATGACAGGGTTGCTAATAACTCAGGTGCCACTGCATTCCAGACCAATTCACAATTCTTTCAATTGACCAATCACGACAGATCGTCTGATGTGATGGCCAGCAACAGTGCACCTTTTCAACATATCTTCCAGTTCAGCACGGTGGATAGCGGCACAGGCGCAGATAAGGCAATGGACAATGACACATTGACACTATCACAGAATTTCGTGGTTGCCTCGGGCGACAATGATACTGCCGCCGGGGGAACAGGTTTCACTGCCAAAGGTCTGTGTCTATCATATGAGATAGATAACAGTGGATCAGGACATAATGGTGATGTGGTGATTGAATTGTTTCAGAGTTAGATTTACGGTTAGCAGTGATATTGTAATAAATATTTAGGTAATAACAAATTACATAACAAGGAGAATATACATCATGTCAGCATCTTCCAATCACTTGGAAAATAAGTTATTAGATCATGTTTTAAGAGGCGGGTCTTCGGACTACGCAAATCCTGGTAATGTATTTCTTGCTCTATTCAGTGGAACGGCGAGTGATGTGTTAGCGGCTCTTGAGGCAGGAACAAAATCCAAGTCAGGCACAGGCAACTGGGGTCACTACGAGATCAACAACGCGGGTTATTCCAGAGAGCAATTGACTTTCGGAACAGACGCTTCAGGCGGTAGCATATCCACAACAGGAAACGCAACATTCACAACAGCGACAGCAAACTATCAAAATTCAGCAAGTTCTGGATCAACGGTGACTTGTATCGCAGTTATGGACTCGGACTACACAGCAGACGCTTCTTCAGAATCTTTAGGTAATGTTTTGTTCTATGGGCAACTTGACAACGCCAAGGAAATTTTGAATGGAGACACCTTTCAAGTGTCAACAGGAAATTTGACTATCTCTTTAGCATAATAAAGGGGGAGTAGCCAAATGGCTATAAAAGGTCTAGTTGATTTAGAAGCCTACGCGATAGGCGGCTATGCAACTCCGGAAACATACTATCATATCAGTTCAGGCGAATATGTCGAACACGATTACTCTGTCTTAAATTACACCTTCGAGGCACAGACACTCACGAGCAGTTTCAGTGTATCTTGCGAGGGATCAACAGAAGTCAATAGTGCAATACTAACAAGTTCATTCACGGTATCAGCGGCTGGAGTCAAGTTTGACTTTGGTTCCGCCACAATTACATCATCCAGTTCTATGTCAGCATTTGGTGGCAGGATCAGAACAGGACAGACCAATCCAAGTGCATCAGCCACGACCACACAGAACGCGGTGGCAACCTTCCATGGTTCATTGTCAGCGGTCAGCAGTTTCACAAACAGCACCAACGCCATATACCAAGCATTCAGTGAAAGCCTGACACTCAACGCATTCGTCACACAGATACAATTGGCGGGTAAATTGATTGAGGCAGGCACGAGTATCACACCAAGGACTTCAGAATACACTTGGGCGGACTTCAAAGAGAGCGATGTCATAGACAGGGCATGGACAGATTGGTTTGGTGATTCTTGGGGTGGGGAGAAGAGAATAGTCCTAGTAGGTGCCGCAAGTGTGTTAAAAGCATTAGGTGGATACAGGGCATTCGCATCAGGCAATATGGCGACATCAGCGACGATGCCAGATGTCACCATGAACAGGATAAGAAGTTATTCAGCGAGTCCAACAGCAACAACTTCATCAAGTGTCAATGGCAATGCGACATTTGGTCCAACCAAAGAAGTCACGGCATCGGCAACACAATCAACAGATGGCAAGAGGTTCAGAGGTGTTTCATCAGGCGGCAATCCATTCCAGATGCCAATGGGCACATTCAGTTCTTCTATAAACGGAATATATTTCAGAGCATCAGGCAGTGGCAATCCTGTGGCAGTGGCCAGTGTCAGCGGTGTAGGTAGTGTGACATTTGACCTTGCATATGGACAAGGCATAACGGCCGCGTTCAGTCAAAGCACAGACGCAAACTTCACGGCACAACTACAACCAACTGAATTATTTGCTCTATACAGCACATTAAGTGAAGGAAGACTGATATCACCAGCAGATCCTTGGAACACAATCATCGTTCCGCAGGAACTTAGAACAATATCAGTGCCGATAGAAACGCGACAGTTCGTGGTTCCAGAAGAAACTCGCTTAAATAAAGTTAACCAGGAGACGAGAGTGGCACAAGTGCAACAAGAAACAAGAACTAGGAAAATATTCAAACCTGTTTATACTAACAGATCAAGTATTCCAAGGGTAAGGAGTGAAACATAATGGCTAACTTAACGGGATTCAAAACCGACAACAAGGGCCTATACATAGAAAAGGCCGCAGGTGCCAACATCAAGTATGGAGTTGATTTCACAGACTACCTTACGACTGGTGATGCCATATCATCGGCGTCTGTTGCCATAGAAACCATTTCAGGTGATTCATCACCATTGGCTTTACCAACAAATCCATCAACTGATGTCGTGGTAGCAAACGCACTTGTGAACATTAGACTAAACGGCGGTAGTGCCGGCAACATCTACAATGTGGATGTGACCATAGTGACATCAAATGGTGACACTGATGTAAGAAGATTTAGAATAGCAATAACGGACAAACATTTATAATGGCTGACTCACCTAAACACTACAAACTAGACAGAGACTTGATATTCAAGTTGGCTACACTTCATTGCACACTCAAAGAGATAGCGGATGTGGTTGGCACTTCTGTGACCACTTTGGAAAAAAGATATTCAGGTATCATAGACAAAGGCAGATCAGAAGGTAAGAAAAGTTTGAGAAGAGCACAAATGGAGAAAGCATTACAGGGCGATGTGAGAATGCTGATCTGGATGGGCAAACAATACCTAGATCAAAAAGACACACCAACAGATCAAGAAAATACAGCACCACTTCCTTGGGAAGAATAATTACTACAAATGAAACTATCTGAACCACAACAGGTAGTGGCTAAGGATGATAAGAGATTTAGAGTATTAGTCACTGGCAGACGATTTGGCAAGACAACATTAGCAATAAGAGAACTTTGTTATGTCGCTAGGATACCCGGACGGGTATGCTGGTATTGTGCACCATCCTATAGGCAAGCCAAACAGATCGCGTGGGTCCAATTGAAGAAGATACTACAAGACCTAAGATGGATAAAAAGGATCAACGAAGCAGAACTCACAATATTTCTCAAGAACGGATCAAGGATATGTTTAAGAGGTGCCGACAATCCTGATTCATTGAGGGGTGTTGGTATTGACTTCTTGGTAATGGACGAATGTGCTGATATCAATGAAGAAGCATTTACTGCCAGCCTCAGACCTACACTATCAGACACAAAAGGCAAAGCATTGTTCTGTGGCACACCCAAAGGCATGAACTGGTTCCACGAATTATATCAAAGGGGACAAGACCCTACAGAAGGTGAATGGTCAAGTTATCTATACACAACAATTCAGGGCGGCTGGGTAGATCAAGAAGAAATAGAACAAGCAAAAAAAGATCTAGATGCCAAGACATTTAGACAAGAATATGAGGCTACCTGGGAAACCTATTCGGGCATAGTGATGGCCTCTTTCAGCATGAAAGACAATGTGAAACATTTTGAAGTGCCTGAAGATGTCACAACATTATCTATTGGGATGGACTTCAACCTTGATCCTATGAGTGCTGTGGTTTCTTATATCAAAGACAATATAGTATATGTTTTTGATGAGATACAGATATGGGGTTCGAACACACAAGAAATGGTTGATGAGATACACAACAGATACAAGAACAAAAAAATTATAGTTTATCCTGATCCAGCCTGTAGGCAGAGACGAACTTCGGCAGGTGGTAAGACGGACTTGTCAATATTACAGAATGGAGGACTTGCCTGTCGTGTGCCAGCGAGGCATATGGCCATCAGAGACAGGATCAATTCAATGAATTCCAAACTATGTTCGTCAGCAGGCATACGGAGTGTTATCATCCACCCGCGGGCGAAGAACACAATAAATAGTTTAGCAAAACAATGTTATAAAGAGGGAACATCTCTGCCAGACAAGACACAAGGATTAGACCATATGAATGATGCTTTAGGATACTTAATTTCATTTCTATATCCTGTGACGAGAGATTTATCAACAACAACACCGGCGAGATTCACCGTTAAGACAGGAGCATAACACAATGGCAAACCAAGATTATCTTTTAAACCAAAGTCCAGAAGATCAAAATTATCACACAGAAGGCTTGCCAGTCCACAGCGAATATTCAGCATACATTCCAAGATGGCAGTATCTCATAAGATCATACCTTGGTGGCATCCAATACAAAATGGGCAAATACCTTACTAGGTATGTGTATGAGACCGAAGGAGAATTCACAGCAAGGTTAAGACAGACACCATTAGACAATCATGTCAAATCTATAATACACATCTACAATAGTTTCTTATACAGGAACGAACCAAAGAGAGAACTAGGCAACCTCGAAGGATCACCTGAGGTAGAGAACTTCTTGAAAGATGCTGATATGGAAGGTAGAAGTTGGCAATCATTTATGAGAGATGTCAACATTATGAGTTCAGTGTATGGCCATTGTTGTGTCTTAATCGATCGTCCAGAGACGACGGTTGGCACGAGAGCAGAAGAACTTGAACAAGGGATCCGTCCCTACGCAACCCTGTATACCCCCGAGAACATCATAGATTGGCATTGGGATAGATTACCATCAGGACATTACGAATTACAATATGTAAAATTCTTAGAACAAGATATCAGAACAAACAGGAAGTCAGCGGCTTACCATGTAAGAACTTGGACAAAGGATATGATATATCTTGAATCATATGATTCAAAGAAGGAAGAACCATTAGAATTAGTTGAACAAAAAGTAAATCCATTAGGCGTTATACCTGCAGTATGGGTGTATGCCAACAGGTCACCAATCAGAGGCATCGGAGTATCAGACATAGGCGACATAGCAGACAACCAGAACTTCTTATTTTCACTTTATTCAGAGGCAGAACAACTTATAAGATTAACAAACCATCCAACACTTGTAAAAGACAGAGAGACAGAAGCATCGGCAGGAGCAGGCGCTATAATAACATTGAGTGACACAGTCACGGCAGAAACAAAACCTTATCTATTACAACCAAACGGCTCAAACTTAGACGCGATACTAAAAACAATCGACGAGACAATCAAGAACATCGACAGACAGGCACACCTAGGCGCCATCAGGGCAATCGAAACAAGACAGATGTCAGGCGTGGCAATGCAATCAGAATTCATTCTATTGGACGCGAAACTCTGTGAGAAAGCCAAGAATTTAGAATTGGGCGAAGAGCAAATTTGGAGAATGTTCAGCCTGTGGCAAGGACAACCTTGGACAGGATCAGTGAAATATCCAATGGCTTTCCATATCAGAGACAAGAACTTGGATATGGACCTATTACAGAAGGCGGCGGCCACACAGAGAGATTCAATGAATGCCTCGCCTGATGTGAAACAAATCATAGACAACAAAACCAAAGAAATACTTGCCAAAGACGAAGACGAGTTAGCAGATATGACCAACCCACAACCATTAAACACTACAACAGACCATCCACCAATGGCCAATGTAGATGACATGGTCAAACATCTAAGAGAGATGGTAGAACAGGGTTATACGGATGAACAGATCAAACAACTTCATCCAGAGATGGCAGGATACTTTGGTAATGAAACCCAGCAAGACTAATTCCTTAAAAACAAGAATCTACAAGATTGAAAAACTTCTAGAGCAGTTGAGACGAAAGTCTTCTCGAAAGGTGAAATGCTTTTTTAAGGATTGGGTCGGATGGTGGGCAAACAAATTAAACATAGGAGGACCAGCAAATGGCCAAAAAAGCAAAAAGCGGAAGTAGGAAGATGAGTAGTCCCTACACTGCACCAAAAAGAATGGGCAAGAAATCTCGTGGTGGCAAGAAAAAACGAAGAGGTTAATTGGTTAGAATACTTTGCTTCAATCACATCCGTGTGTCCTTGGAGCAAAGCATACTGGCTCAAACAGAAGATTGACATACGAAGGTGGCGTGGTGAACACAACATCGTGCCACTGGGCGATTATGTGGCCAGGGTATGGATACACCCCAACGCCAGTAGCAGGACACTCTGCAACATACATTATAGATTGAACACTTGGACCAAAAATGAGGAATGGTTGTATTCACACCCCATACACAAACGACATTCAACACCTGTGCCGGTTCTAATACAGCAGGATCAACAGACATTAAATAAAGCACGACAACGAATAGGAAATGTCTACATAGACCAATGAACCCAACACTAGATCATAAACACCTTATAGTAAGAGCAGAAGTAAATGCTCCACCCCTGTTCAGAGACAGGCAGAAGATAGATGACGAGATGAAAAGCCTTATCAAGGCAATTGACATGAACATCCTGTCAGGACCACACACCGCTTGGTCAGACAAAGACGGCAATGAAGGGTATAGTTCGGTGGCAATCATAGACACCAGTTCAATAACCTTACATAGTTGGATATCAGGCGTGATTCAATTGGATGTGTATTCCTGCAAACCTTTCGCGATCAAGAAAGTGTTTATGTGGTTGGCACAATTCGAGATTGAAAAACTAGATTACAAATTCATAGACAGGAACAACGGCTTCAAGAACATAGATGACAATGAACTGAGTTGGTGGGACAGCGAATACTACAACAAGATTGAAAAACTTAAGAAAAGAGATCCTTTCATATACAAATAGGAGAAGATAACAATGGCAAAGTATCAAGGCAGAACAGTGACACTGAACAAACCATTCAGGACGCCAAACGCATCAAAGAAAAGTGCTGTCTATGTGAGAAACAGATCAACAGGCAAAGTGAATGTGGTAAGGTTTGGCCAGAAAGGTATGAGCATCAAGAAAAACATACCAGCAAGGAAGAAATCATTCATAGCAAGATTCACACCAATACTACGAGCGGTCAAAGGACAGAAAAGTCTTTCGCCAGCATACTGGAGTCTAAAAGCATGGAGGTAGATAGTAATGGATTACAGATTCACATTGATACTCTTGACCTTGTTAGTGCTGATGGCACTCTTTCTTGATCCGTCATACAGACCTTAATGAAAAGAAGATTATATAGACAACCAGTCGAGTCAGCGAGACACGAACAATTCAAAAAATTATGTTTGGAATATTTTTCCAATCAAGAGAAATTAATGAAGAACCCTTCTATGAGATTTGCCACAAGGGCAAGGAAGGCTCTTGTTAATATCAAGTCTGTGGCACACGCCCTTGGACTTGAATTGCTGTCGCTCTATGCTCCATCACAGAACGAAGGAAAGGAACCTATCAATCCTTTTAACTACAAAGATGGTCGTATGAGCGGTAAATATAAACACAACGGGTCAGATCAGACCTAAACAAAAAAGGAGAAAGTGACGATGACACAAGAAGAATCATTGACAGACACTAAAGTTGAAACCACTGCTGTTCAACCGGAAGTCATAAAAAATACTCCATCGCAGGATGAGGTATCAACAGAACCTAAAACCTATACACAAGAACAAGTTGATGCCATTGCTTCCAAAGTTCGAAAGACTGAAGAATCAAAGGTGTTAAGAAAGTTCGACGGTGTAGATGTTGAGAAGTATCAATCCTTAATTGCTAAAGAAGAACAGGCCACAATGGCCGAGCAAAAAAGGAAAGGTGAGTTTGAAAAGATCTTACAGCAACAGGCTGAGAAAGCCAATGCTAGGATTAATTCACTCACAGGTGAACTGACAAAGATCAAAGTTGATGGAGCGTTATTGAATAGTGCTTCAACAAAGAGAGCGATCAGTCCTGAACAAGTCGTGAGACTTGTGAGAGAACAAGTTAGAATGTCAGAAGCCGGTGATGTAGAAGTAGTCGATTCTAAGACTGGACAAACAAGATACTCTGACACAGGTGAAGCCTTGTCTGTAGATGGATTAGTAGAAGAGTTCTTAAAGAGCAATCCTCATTTCGTCCAGGCCGGACCAGCAGGTGGCGGTAGTAAATCTAACACACAAACTGATGCTCCTCTAGATGTTGATATCGCTAAACTGGATATGACAAATCCAGAACACAGGAAACTTTACGCCGAGTATCGTAAGAAACAAGGCATAAGGTAATATTAACAACTAAAAAAAAGGAGAAGAATAATGGCTGGAGAAATCAAATCATTAACTTCAACATTAGATGATCTTTTAGCACCCATCGTCCAAGAGGCGATGTTCGTTGCATCAGAAAGATCAGTAATGAGAAACCTTGTAAAAAACTTCACTGTGCCAAGAAACGCAGGAAAAGTTTTACAGGTTCCAATCTACCCGGCGCAAACAGCGGCGGCATTAACAGAAGCAGACGACATCACACTAGGTGCAATTTCTACTTCTAAAAAAGATATCACATTAGCAGAAGCAGGTATCGGAACAAATGTTTCGGACTTGTCTCTTAACTTTTCAAGTTCAAATGTGATCGCTGATTTAGGAAAATTGTTCGGTGAGGCTGTTGCTAAGAAAATGGACCAGGACTTAACTGCTCTATTCTCAGGCTTCTCAACTTTCGCACTAGGTAACGCAACTGACACTCAATCAGAGATGACAGCGGCTCACTTATTCGCGGCGGCGGCAAAACTTAAAAATGCAGGTGTGCCAGGACCATACTTCGGTGTGTTCAACCCGGCGTCAATCTTCAACATGAAGAAAGTAATGACATCTACATTCGTTCCACAAGGTAACACGGGCGTTGTAAACGAAGCAATGACTGAAGGTTATGTGGGAAGAATCGCAGGTATCGATATCTTTGAATCTTCAAATGTTGTGGCTGACTCGGCTACATCATGCGTTAATGGTGTATTCGCAAGAGACGCCTTAGGTTTAGCAATCGGTAATGATATCCAAATCAGAACGCAGAGGGACGAAAGTGCCAGAGCGACTGAGGTAATTTGCACTGCCACATACGGCGTGAGTGAATTACATGACACATACGGTATCAAAGTGCCAACGGACGCAACTATATCATAGTAGGGAGATAATCCTCGCTCATATGTTAAAAGGCCCTGTAGAAATATGGGGCCTTTTTTTTATCTTTAAATAACAGTATGGCAACAATAGTTTGGCTCAACGGCCCATCAAGACAAAACCTAACCAACACCTTACCAAGACAGAAAATCGAGATAGGTTGCAACTACATCTTGAATGATCGACAAGTGGATCATGTGTGTTGTTTCGATCGACCTATGATGAAAAAACTTGTAAGACAGGACAATGTGAAATACTGGACAAGGAACTACTATGCCACACCAAATCAATGGCATCGTGTAGAACCAATCGCAGGTAAGTTCAAAGTAGATGCACAAAATTCAGGCATACTGGCAATCAAACTGGCACACAATCTCACAGACAGGAAAAATGAAAACATCTATGTATTAGGCTGTGACTGGGGCATAACAAAAGACACGGTTTATGACTATGGTGACATCAGAGGCAAGGCAAAACCTTTAAAACATACTAATCATTGTATCAAGCATCTATTCTATATGAATAAAACAGACAACAACATATTCGTGGTCAATGATGATAAGCCTGATGTCACAATACCGGTTATAACAATAAAACAGTTCTTAGAAAAACTACAATAAATAATAATATCAAGCAGGACTTGATAGTAATACATTAAAGAAGGACTTTAAGATGGCGACATTCGCAACAGACAACAACATCAAAGAATATGAACCTGATATTCACAAATACGGAATACAGGACTTTTCAGACCTACACGAAAAGACATTCGACGACATAATTAGACTACTCAATATAAAATGGTGGCCCACACAACAATACGGAACCAACGACATCAGTGCCGTTGGCGGTAATCACAAACTTACAAACAGCAAGTTAAATGCTAATCAGTTCGTGAGAGCGGCCGTGTATCATGTGTTGGCATATTACATCTATCCGAGACTATCTACTTTTGATCCTGATGGTGATGCTTTCACAAATAAGATGAATTACTACAAGTCAAAATTTGAAGAAGAATTTGATCTTATTTTAAGAGACGGCGTCCATTACGATCTTGATAGTTCAGGAACATTCACGGATGCTGAAAAACAATCATTTCATATGGGGCGTTTAATTAGATAATGTCAGCAAGAGAAAACATCACAAAGAACATAGTTGATCAACTGGAGAACATGACAGATCCTTCTGTGGCCCATGTGTCCAGAGACAAGTTTGATGTGCAGAAACTTGCCATCACACAATTTCCTGCGATACTGGTTGTGACACAGAACGAAGACAGGGAAGACCTGGCAACAGACCTAAGACAGGGCAATCTATCAATACAATGTAGATGTTATGTCAGAGGCACACAGATCGACTCATTGAGGAATGAAGTCATAGAAGGCATTTCCGAAACCTTAGAAT